AGTTTGCTGATTATCGAGGGCAGTAAACATGTAGTTTATGACAAGGAGGAATAGCAATGGCAACACCCGTATTAATTATTGGAAAATCTGGTTCTGGCAAGAGTACCAGTCTTAGGAACTGCCAGAATGAACACTGGAATCTTATTAGAGTATTGAATAAACCGCTTCCGTTTAAAGGAAAGATTGACGGATGGTTTACAGATGATTACCAGCAGGTAATGAAGTGCCTGATCGCATCAAAAGCAGAGTCTATCGTAATTGATGATGCAGGATATCTTATTACGAATCATTTCATGAAGGGGCACGCTTCTGCTGGAAAAGGTAATGCAGTGTTCGCTCTGTACAATGATATCGGAGACTACTTCTGGAATCTTATTCAGTTCATTGTAACAAAAGTACCGCAGAATAAAATTGTTTACCTTATGATGCATGAAGAAAAAGATGATTCAGGGGAAGTAAAGCCTAAGACAATTGGTAAACTTCTGGACGAAAAAGTTTGCATCGAGGGCATGTTTACTATCGTTCTTCGATGCATCGAAGAGAGTGGAAAGCACTTATTTGTCACTCAGTCCAGTCAGGGAGCGGTAAGTAAGTCCCCGATCGGGATGTTTGACAGCTTAACTATTGATAACGACCTTGCAGAAGTTGACAAGGTTATTAGAGATTACTACGAATTAGGAAAAGGAGAGAATAAAGATGAATAAACCAACAGCGTATGATACTACACAGGCAGCAGGAGAATTTGAACCAATTAAGCTTGGTGGTCATAAGATGGTAATTAAGCAGATATCAGAGAAAAAAACACAGGGTGGACTCGATATGCTCGTTATCTTGTTTGATTTCGCAGAAGGAGACGAACAGGCCGGCTATTTCATGAAACAGTTTGAGAACGATATCCGTCCAGACAAGAAATATCCGAATGCAGGTACTAATTACATGGTTATTGATGAGGGTGTAGATTATGGTGTCCGTAACCTTAAAACATTTATCACATGCGTAGAAAAATCAAATCCGGGATTTGCCGTTAAGTGGGGCGATAACTTCGGGCAGCAGTTTAAAGGAAAGCTGATCGGTGGAATCTTCCGTCTTGAAAAAGACTGGTACGATAACAAAGAAGTAAAACGTCACAAGCTTGCATGGTTCCGAAGTATTGAGGGAATTAAGGATGCAGATATCCCAGAAGAGCGTACCACAAAAGCCTATGACGATCATCTGAAAGAAGAAGCTATCATGGGAGCAAATCCGTCAGGTACGGACTTCATGAGTATTCCAGACAGCGTGGCAGATGATGTCCTTCCGTTCAATTAAAAGGATGTGTTTTTAATGGTTATACAAGCGGACACAAGAGAACACAAAAAGGAATGGGAACGGATTCAAAAACAGTTTGATGACATTGGAGTACAGTATTTCAGATCAAAGTTATATTGTGGAGATTATCAGTCGCTTGACAACGCAAAGCTCTGTATTGACCGTAAGAAGGATTTACAAGAGCTTTGTGGAAATGTCTGTCAACAACATGAAAGATTCAAGGCAGAACTTATCAGGGCACGTGAAGCCGGTATTCAGCTGATTATCCTATGTGAGCATGGACCAGATATTAAATCAGTTGGCGATGTGTATTTTTGGGAGAACCCAAGGAAACACAAAGTTATCTGGAGGACGATAAACGGCAAAAAAGTAAAGACTGTAATCTCTGACAAGGCTGTTGATGGCTGCCAGTTGTATAAATCTCTCTGCACAATCAGAGATAGATACGGAGTCCGATTTGAATTCTGCACGAAAGAAGAAACTGGGCGGCGGATCGTGGAGCTGCTGTCATGACTAAGGGAGAAATCAAACAGTCAGTAAAAATGCCAGAAATTCTCTCCAGGTACGGGCTAAGGCCGAATAGAGCAGGATTTATATGTTGCCCTTTTCACAAGGAAAAGTCAGCGTCCTGCAAAATCTACGATGATTCCTTTTACTGTTTCGGCTGTGGAACTGGCGGTGATGTGTTTGATTTTGTGATGCAATACGAATCCGTCCCTTTTAGTACGGCGTTTATTGAGCTGGGTGGCACTTATATATCAAAAAAAGGTAAAAGCCGCAACCAGATCAGACATGAAATGCGAGATATTAAATCAAAAAAACACAACCCTGTTCAGGATCCTAATGAGATTGAGCAGGTAGAAAAGAACATACTTATGTACGAAACAGCACTAAAAACGTTCCCTCCTGATTCAGAAGAGTGGTATATGTGCCAGTTTAATCTTGAGAAAGAAAAAAGCAGATACGAAATGTTATCAGCTAAGTCAGGAGGTGAGAAAAATTCTTGAAAATATTGAAAACTTACAGGCACAAGACTTTATGGAAAAGCAGTTGTATGAAGAGCTTTTTTCAGTAAAAAGTAAAATTGACCGCTCAGAAATCAAGTTTAAGCTGATGGACCGGGCAAAAAGTGTGAAAGCGAAGCATATAGCAGAAGAGTTCATAAAGGAATTCCAGAAAGCAGAACAGGAAAAGGAAAAAGAAGAAAAAGTAAATCGTTCTATGCAGTTAGTTGAAAACATCACAAACTTTTATCCTGATTCTGTTGATAAGGAATATCCTAACATGGCTTGTGGTAGCTGGATAGCTACAGAGAACGGAATATTTTCCTCTGAAACATCTAAGGCAAGAGAACTTGTATGTCACCACCCGATTATGCCGATACGTCGTCTAAAAAACATCGAGACAGGAGAGGAACAGATCACGGTGGCTTTTAAAAGGGATGGATATTGGACAGAAATAACTGTTCCAAAAATTGACATTGTGACTTCCAGGGCAATAACTAATCTTGCAAGGTTCGGGGTGCAGGTCAACTCAGAGAATGCAAGGCTTCTCGTAAAGTATCTGGCGGATGTTGAAATGTACAATGCCGATATGATCGACATACAGCACTCTACAAGCAAACTGGGGTGGCATGGTAATACATTTGTCCCTTACGACCTTTCAATCGTTTTTGACGGTGAATACCGCTTTAAAACGCTATTCCAAAGTATACAGGAAAGTGGAGACTACTTCAAGTGGGTGACTCTGGCTAAGCAGCTACGATCATGCGGACGATTGGAACCGCGAATAGCACTGGCAGCATCTTTTGCGAGTGTTCTTATACAGCCGCTTGATGCGCTACCGTTCATCGTAGATTTCTATGGGCAGACAGGAGGCGGAAAGACGGTAACAATCAATATAGCGGCATCGGTTTGGGGGAATCCGGCACCGGGAGCCTACGTTGGGAATTTTCGTTCAACAGATACATCATTGGAGACAAGGGCAGATATGCTCAATAACTTTCCGATGATTCTGGACGACTCGAAGAATGCTTCTCAGTATATCCGGGATAACTACGAAACATTGATTTACAATCTCTGTTCTGGCAAAGGAAAAGCACGTTCAAATAAGGACCTCGGAGCAGCTAAGGAAAATACATGGAGTAATGTGACTATTTGCAACGGTGAGAACCCTATTTCGGAATTTGCAGATTCCGGCGGAGCTATCAACAGAATTATTGAAATTGAATGTTGTGAGGATATTTACGAGAATCCAGCAGAGATTAACGGCATTGTCGTGAAGAACTACGGCTTTGCTGGAAGAGTGTTCGTTGGAAATCTCAAACAGTTCACATCGGATGATCTGAAAGAAATGAAAGCCGAAATTGAGAAAGGTTTTGACGGATATGACTTTCCAGCAAAGCAGGTAATGGCAATATCTACACTTCTGCTGGCTGACAAATTAGCTACAGATTTCATATTTAAGGATGGACGTGAGCTGACGGTCGAGGACGTTGTAGACATACCTACACGCAAGAAAGATGTATCAGAAGGTCAGAGATGCTATGAATTCATTCTTGAAAGTCTCTCAGTGTACGGACAGCACTTTGATGCGCAATTTAGCTGTGATCAGTGGGGATTCAAGGAAACGCCAGATGAATATGGAGATGTATATGTATATTTTTATCCGAAACCTCTTGAAAACCTTTTGAAGAACAATGGATTCTCCAGAAAAGCCTTTTCGGCCTGGGCGATTAATCGAGAGTTAATCAAGCACACAGGAAAAAGAGATACGGTACTAAAAAGAGACGGTGGAAGTGTAATGAGGCTTATTGCGGTAAAGATTGTTGATATAAAAAGTCTTGAAAACGAGCAAGAAAATGAGGTTATTGAAACTGGTTTTCTGCCAGCTGATGCCGAAACAAATGTTCCGTTTTCGTAATTTGTAACCATGTAACCGTTGTAACACGAAAAAAAACATCCTATAGGAGAAAGTTTGAGAGTGTATAAAAAACATATACTCTAGTGATTCTCCTATATAAAAACCTTGGTTACATTGGTTACACGGTTACACACCTCTGAAGCCCACATAAAATAAGGGTTTGTGGCGTAACCAGTGGATTAAAAAAGCCGGTTACACACGGGTTACAAAATTAAAAAGTATATGCAATTAGATTTATTATAACAAAATTAACTGAATATTGCAAAAATATTCAGTTAACATAATTATTACAAGGAGTGGTTACAAAATGAAAAAAGACGATCTCAATAAAAAGCAAAGATATGCATTAGATACAATGCTGTCTGGCAGTAATGTTTTTCTGACAGGTGACGCAGGAACAGGCAAGACAACGGTTATCCAAACGTTCATCGATGAGGCGGAAAAAGCTGGTAAAAATATTCTGGTATCCGCCACTACTGGAATTGCAGCGGATAATATCGGATATGGGGCAACTACCGTACACCGAGCATTGAATATTTCAATTAAATTTGAGGACTATAAGAAAAAGGTGAAATCCAGAGCTGAACTTCTGAAAGAAGCAGATGTTCTTATCATTGATGAAATCAGCATGTGCCGGTTCGATTTGTTCAATATGATTGCAAAGACGATCATCACGGAGAATGAAGAGAGAGCAGTTGACAGACTTCTGATCGGAGAGGACAAAGAAGACATTCAGTTAATCGTGATAGGTGATTTCTACCAGCTTCCGCCAGTTATTACGACAGACGATCGAAAAATTCTCTGTCGGATGTATGGATCTGATTATGGAAAGGGTGGAAAGTATGAACATGGATATGCTTTCATGTCTGAATACTGGAAAGAAATGGGATTTGAATATATCAAACTTGATGAGGTATGCAGGCAGAATGATGAGGGATTTAAGTATGTGCTGAATGATATTAAATATGGCAACAATATTAGAAAATCCATTGCATATCTGGAGAACAACGAATCAGACAAAGTTATACCGGAAGCGCCGTTCTTGGTTGGCACTAATGCAGAAGCTGACAGAATTAACAATACTTTCCTTGGCAAGTTGGATAAAAAGACCGAAAAAGTGTTTCATGCAGCAGTTGACGGCGAGCTAACATCTGCCGATATTAAGAACATTGCATTTGCCAGAGAGGACTTAATTCTTAACATCGGTGCAAAAGTGATGATTACAGTCAATGATTTGTCTGGAAACTACGTTAATGGAACGATTGGCATCATTCAGAAAATTGTGGAAAACGGAGAATTTGAAGAATCTTATCTGGTTATCAAGACTGATAAGGGCAAAACAGTTAGCTTATATAGATACAATAAAGACATTGAGAAACAGGTTATTGAGGAATCCGAACAAGAAAAGGATGGTCGGAAGATCGTGAAAGAGAAGATTGTCCGTAAGAAAGTAGGCTCTTTCTCTCAGTTCCCGGTAAAACTTGCCTGGGCAATCAGCATTCATAAATCACAGGGACAGACATTTGAAAAAATCAACATTGACCCTTGCTGTTGGGATCCTGGACAGTTCTATGTGGCTGTTTCCCGGGCTAAATCAGCTAACGGCATACATTTTATCAGACCGATAAAACAGAGCTATATAAAGGCGTTTAGCAAGGATAACGAGCGACTTCTTGAACAGAGTTTTGAGGTAGAAGAAGGTGCGTAAGTATGAGAGTGACGCATGAGCAGATACCGAACACCATAAAGTTTTTACAGATTGACTTTCCGGCACTGGTCCTCCAGACTGCCGGAATTGAGGCAAAAGATGAATACTGGCAGCAGGTAGTTGAACAGATCCATGTTGTATCTGAAAAATATAACAAAAATGGATTTGTAGATCACATGCTTGTTGCTTATTCGAATTATCTTTCCAAGATGTTTAATAAGGCAAAAGAATTGGAAAAGGAGAATCAAAATGCCGTACAACACAAAGAATAGATACGAACAGGGACAGGCTCTCAGGAAAGAAATTTATATGTATATCGTCAGTTATATTAAACTGGTTGGATATGCACCGTCGATTACAGAGATTTCTGAAAGGGTGGATGCCGGGAGAGCTACGGTCTGGAAACATATTAACCAGTTGATTGATGATGACCTGCTCAGGACAAACCACCATAGTACCGACAGGGCATATACTCCGGTTGGGTACGGAATAAGAAAGATAAGTAAGGAGACGAAATGAAACTTTACAATATTATTACGACAGATGGTACATTCGTCGACAGCATGAGCCGAATAGAGATTTTGGAACGGTTCGGGATTTCTAAAGGAGTCTTTCAAAGATATCTGGATAACGGTGATCTGTTGGAGGGAAAATATCAGATAAATGATTACGACTGTGACATAAAAGCAAGGAAATGTAAGGACAGAGAATTATTCTTACAGTTTGACATTCTGACTCAGAAGATAAGGAGGGCTGTTGGATGGGAAAACTAAAAAAGCGTGGAGGTCTAACACAATGAATAAAATGCGTGAATATGAACGGGGCAGGGAGGACGGGCTTGACCTTGCCAGACGAATTGTCAAACAGGGCGGGATTGAAGCCCTCGAACAGGAATGCAAGTTCCGGGGTGTGACCGGGATACATACCTCTCTGGCAGTAAAAGACCTTGATAAAGCGTCAGAAAAGATAAAAGAGGTTATAGCGGATTCATTTGTAATATTATCGATCGCCGTTCTGCATGATGATTTCGGTTTTGGCGAGAAGCGCTGTCAGAGATTCAGAAATGGACTTGACCGGGCTGCCGATTATATCAATGACGGTCTGGCAGAATGGATTGATTATGTAGACGCTATTAAAGAAGAGTTAGGGATTGTATTAAAGAATCCCGCAGAATAACGGGCAGGTAGCATTTGGATAAATTAATCATGTACCACTGCACAATAGCGTGTCAGTTGCTTACATGGGGAAAGGGAATAAGAAAAATGAGAGATAAAGAACGCATTTTGATGATTATTATTTCAAGGATCATACCGGGACTGACTTCTTGTACGGCAAAGAAAGAAGATTATATTCGACCGTTTATATTTAACACGCATGAATTAAAAGCCGGTGATCTAGTTATGGCGAATACTACTACTTTCCCGAATGAATTTATGGTCGGTTTCGTGCATGAGGTAAAAAGTGATTGCGTCGTTATCCGGGAAATAGGCTCTAAAAAGTTGTGCAATTATTATAACGAAACTTTTTCGGTCATTAACAAGGAAAAACTGGGGTACGAAATTCTTGAAGGTGTGCAGTATAAAACGTATCAGAAAGTTTTGAAGGCATTTTCAAAATACACAAGCTATTCAACCAGATTTCGAAGTATAGAATTTTCTGGTAATACTTGCACGGTAACAAGCAGGATAATGTTCAAGAACGACAAAAACGGCGAAATTTCTTTCGAGTACAACCAGAAGACGAAAATTTCCGATATAGGTAAATTGTTGGAAAAAGCCGGGTTATAATACGAAAACGGGGAAAGTGAGGGCAGAAATGAGCTATTGTAGAGGGACTTGTGAGTATTTGAATGTGGGAAAGCGAAAATGTGAACTGACAGGAGAACGGCTTACATATATGAATTATAGCGGAGGAATTGAGTATTCCGTGCACGAACATAGAGGATTCTGTGAGAAAGACAAGGAGGGCGAAAAATGAAATTATATTTCTACATTTTGGGCAGCAGCAGAAAATTCAATCCAGAAACTAGAACATTCGGAGACTCTGTTTTTAAAGTCAGAATTGAAGAATGTGAGGTAATAGAAAAACCAAAGACGTACAGAGCAGTAACGCAGTTTCCAAAAGGACTTTACATTGGATATGTGAAAAAGGAAGATATTGGAAAAATTTCTGGTTCTTCAACACCGTACATTGTGTTGGAAGAACCTAATTATCAGTTCGTAAAAGAAACATTCTTGGAAAAATACAATAACGATATTCGCAGATTTAAAAACATAATTGCAATGTACGAAAATAAGATAGCTGCGGTTGAGAATTACAAGGAGGACGCAAAATGTTAATCAGAAGTCAGAATAAGGAAGTTTTAGTTGCATTTGAATTTTTACCCGATATCGAAGTTTCGGGTGGAGTAATAAGCGCAAGAAGAGATATGGGATGGTGTTGCTTACTCGGAGAATATTCCACCAAAGCAAAAGCCATAAAGGTACTGGATATGATTCAGGAAGCATATTGTAAATTTATGTCGGTAAAAAACGATGATGCTTGGAACGGAAAAGAATCCGTGTTTTATATGCCAGTGGATAGCGAGGTGGAAGCATGATTACATTCTTATTAGGATTCACCCTTGGAACCATATTTGGAGTGGTTGGTCTTGCATGTGTGGCGATCATGTACGACAAGCACCACTCAGACAAATAGAAAGGAGAATGGTATGCTGACAAGGAATAAAAAGCTGAAAGACTACGGTATTCCGGCAGAGGACATTGAAAAACTGAACACGATGCTGAAAGACTTCCCGGCAGAGTACGGATACCTGCTTTCCAGTGCCGCCTTGTCAGCTTGCCCGAAAAACACGGTAATAGCGGATATGGTAATCGAGAATATCCTACACCGGAAAAGTTACAGGAAAATCAGCAAAGAAAGATATATCCAGATGAACCCAAAAGACTTTTATGGATACAGACGCAAGACTGTCGCTGTACTGTATGAGAGAATGCGGTTATTGGGAGTATGGGAGGAAAAATAGATGAAAGAATATAGATGCCCAAAGTGCAATAGTAAAAACCTTTTTGTCAAGAAAGTTAGGAATAATACAGGATTGTATTGCGGGGATTGCGGTGCATGGATTAAATGGGTCGGAAAAAATGAGCTGAGAGTATTTGAATATTTAAACAGACAGAAACACGTAGACGATGCTAATAGCAAACAAGACGATATTGCAAGCATCATTTATAGCACTCTCGATCATATGTATTGCGATAATTGCAGATTCAATAGCGAAATTAAAGAAAGTGATAATGGTGAATGGAACTGTGATGAATGCCACAGAAAATATAATGGATGGGGAATTTCCATGCAGGAAAGTAATAAAATTGCAAAAGAAATTTTAAAACAGTTAGGAGAATAGAATATGAGCAGACTGATTGATGCAGACAAAATAATTGACTCTCTTGGAAATTCGGATATGGATTTTGTAATAGGTGCAGTTATTGACGAGCAGCCGACAGCATTTGATGCGGAAAAAGTTACGGAATCGCTTATGGACAGATTTCGTGTTGTTTCCAATAATGAGGACTTGGAATGGAACAGAGCTATAGATTATGCTATTAAAATCTTAGAAGGCGGTGGAGTTGAATGAGAGAAATTCTTTTTAAGGCAAAGCGGGTTGATAATGGTGAATGGGAAATTGGTAGTCTAATTGCATTGCCAACAGGAGAATATGAGATTTCAAACAGATGTAATAACCCACCAGATAGCGACCCTATGTGGAATAAAGTAGTAATTACACACAAAGTGAACCCATCCACCATCTGCCAATATACAGGCTTGAAAGACAAGAACGGGAAGAAGATTTGGGAGAATGATATTTTGATGCGTCATGAAAACCCAGAAGATTTTGTAAAAGTGGCATTTGGAGAATTTGGCGTAAGAAATATTGAGACCGGGTCTATAACAGATAAAGCTATAGGATGGTATTACGAAGTTGTCCCAACAGATGTAATCAGCAGATGCGAACCTTCCTGCTGGTCAATGCCACTGACCAAAGATTATATCGACAGGTGCGAAATGGAAGTAGTTGGCAACATTTTCGACAATCCAGAATTGTTACAGGAGGAGTCAGATGAATAAATCAGTATTAGTGATTGACACACAATAAAATTGTTATGACTGCCCGTTCGGAACTGCATACTGCGGCGAACTTGAATATGTGGGTTATTGTGAATTAGCTGACTGTTTAGATTATGATGTAATTCTGATGACAGAGGAACATTATGATTGCGAAAGTAAATCAAGACCTGATTGGTGTCCATTGAAGCCGCTGCCGGAGAAAAACACTACCGAGAATGACATGACAGATTATCAGTGTGGGATGGTCGATGGACGAAACCAGTATATTGATGAGATTGCAGGAGGAGAGGATTCTGATGATTGATTTAACAGGAAAAAGCGTGTTTGTAAAAACACAGGAAGAATATTTGAGTGTTCTGAAAATGGCAAAGCTTCAGGGATTCACATGGGCGAGAGGGAACCATTTAAACCCTATCAAAATTCCATTTCCAAACATATTGAATTTTTATGACGATAAGAACGTTACTTGCAGAGATTTTGAAAAGACATTGTATGAAGCGTCCGAACTCCTTGGAACGAAAGAAATTACGGCAAGAGAGTTTGTTGAGTGGTATTCAGATATAACCAAATGCTGTGAACGTGAATGTATAGAATGTGTATTGAATCAAAGAAACACTAAGTGTCACAAGTTTTTGTGTGATATATCTAATTGGAAATACAACATTGATGAGCTTCTTGAAATTGCACAAAATGGTGAATTTACAGTACCTAAATTAGAAGAGAAAGCAGTTAGCACTATTGAAAAATTTATCAAGAATCCAGATCGCTCAGCATTAAACGATGAGTTTGTTGAGTCTTTGAAGTGGGCTGTGGAGAAATTGAAAAAGGTGAAGTAGATGGAGAGATTAACAGAAAGATACGATGTTACACCAGACGGAGAATCAGATGTCTGGGTTAAACAGCACGATTACATTTCAGCGGTGCGAAAACTCTGCGACTATGAAGACTTAGAAGAACAGGGTTTGCTTGTGAGATTGCCGTGTAAGGTTGGAACAGAAGTATATTACATCTTAGGTATTCCAAATAAGACACCATGTACAATCGACAAGTGCGTATTTGAGTTGTCGGATATAGATAAAATCGGTGAATCATTATTTCTCACCCGTGAAGAAGCTGAGAAGAAGTTGGAGGAGATGAAGAAATGAATAACAAACCTACACCAGACATAACGCCAAACCTTGCTATATCAGCATACCACGTACTACAGCAATATTGTACTGGACAGCCAGCGGATTGCAAAGGCTGCGGATTCTACGAATACTGTCCAGAATGTTTTCGAGGCATGCCATGTGACTGGAGCTTGAATGAAGAAGGTGAAATAAATGAAACTGAGAAAGGCAACACTGATTGACTACGGAGTGCCGCCGGATGATATACCGACATTACAAAGTCACTTGCGGAATCTTAGTGAGAGCGATAAATATAATCTGTTACAGGTATCTATCAAATATGCACCCGGCATCGAATCGCAAATCTATGACAGCATCGTGAACGGTATCGGCTATCGGACAATGGAGAAGATCAGGACGGTTCCTGCAACAGAAAATGACTTCTACGGATATAAGCGCAAGGTCATGGCGGAATATTATCATCTGGCCAAATTAATTGGCAGACTTTAAAAAACTTAAAAATTTATAAAAGTGGTAGAGAGCTACGTGCGCCCTAGTGTGGTATTATAGTATATATAACTATAACTATGCTAGGGCATTTTATGTCTGGAGGTGAGAACGTGGGAATGCCAATGGGGAAACCGCCCATGTATAAAACAGTAGATGAAATTGAAGAAAAAATTGAAAAATATTTTAAGGATTGTAAAGGGTATCCTTTAACTGATAGCAAAGGCAAGCAAATGTTTAATAAATTCGGATCTCCCGTTTTTATAGACGTTCACCCTCCGACCGTTACAGGACTTGCTCTGGCCCTTGGATTTACAAGCAGACAGGCTCTTTTAAACTATCAAGCAAAACCAGAGTTTGTTGACACGATTACGCGCGCGAAAGCCAGAGTGGAACAGTACGCAGAGGAAAGGTTATTTGATCGTGACGGTTCAAATGGTGCTCAGTTCAGTTTGAGAAACAACTTTAAAGGATGGGATGCTGACAAGAAAAATGATGATTCTGGAGATGGAAAGATTACCATTGTAAATAATATTCCAAGGCCGGAGAAACAAAATGAATGAGAATCCGATTAATCTGAATGAAATTATAGCTCCTGCCTTTTATAATGTGTTCTGGGACATTTTGGACGGAAAACACACTTATTATGATTTGTATGGTGGGCGTGGATCTACTAAATCATCTTTTGTGGGTGTCATGATTCCTTTCCTGATGATGCAGGACTCAGAGAACGGTATAATGTCAAATACCGTTATTTTCCGTAAAGTTGGAAACACACTTCGAGAATCCGTTTATGAACAGATAGCATGGGGAATTGACGCGCTCGGAGCTAATGAACTATGGGACACCAGTGTAAGCCCTATGCAGTACACTTATAAACCTACTGGGCAGAAAATCATATTCAGAGGACTGGACAAGGCAAAAAAGACTAAATCTATTAAAGCAAGCAAGGGATATTTCAAGTATCTCTGGTTCGAGGAACTTGACGAATTTTCTGGCATTGAAGAAATTCGTACAGTGCAGCAGTCAGTCCTTCGAGGTGGCAGTAAGTTTGTTGTATTTAAGACATTCAATCCGCCAATTAGCCGGAGCAACTGGGCGAATGTGTATGTAGAAGAACCACGAGACGACAGCTACAGGCACAAGAGTGATTACAGATCAGTTCCTGTTGAATGGCTTGGTCAACAATTCCTTGATGATGCGGAGCATTTGAGAAAGACAAATCAGAGAGCTTACGACCATGAATATCTTGGCCTTCCTGTTGGACTTGGCACAAATATTTTCGAACTGTTAGAAATTCGAGAAATTACAGATGAAGAGATTCAGAGCTTTCAAAGTATCTATCAGGGACAAGACTGGGGATGGTACCCGGATCCCAAAGCGTTTATTCGTGTGGCTTATGTGCCTAATCAGGACAAAGTTATCCTGCTGGATGAGCTTGGCGGATGTAAAATTCGAAATACAGTAATGGCTGGCCAGATAAAACAAAAGGGATACGATGATTATTCAATATCTTGCGGAGTTGATGAAGAAGAAAGCATTATTGACTTCCGAGATGCAGGGCTTCCAGCACGTAGGGCTATTGTTACACCGGGAAGCCGCAAATATACTTTTGAGTGGTTACAGTGCCGAACATTAGTCATTGATCCGGCACGAACGCCGAGAGCATACAAGGAAATTATCAATTATGAACATGAAGTAGATGGCAATGGAGAAGTTATCGCAGATTATCCAGATGGTAACGATCACTGGATAGATTCTCTCAGGTATGCGACAAGTCCATTGTCGATGAGAAGAGGACATAGTGCATAATGAATAGTAAAGAAAACATATTTAAATGTTTGGAAATTCTGGACAAATTCCAGTTCTTCCAAGGTCAAAGAGCTGGAAGAGAATTGTGGAATGATAAACCAGTAGAGATACAGAACAAAGATATAAAGAATTTCAATAAAGACATAGAGTTTATCAGAAATGTGCTGAAATCAGTTAATTCAGGTGATTAAATGGGACTTATAACAACACTGAAAAGGTGGTTTAATATGATATTCAAAAAACAAGCCGAAGAGGACTTCAACATTCAGGCAGCAGAATTTCCAGAGATGGAATCGCTGATTAACCGGTGCGCGAACATTTACAGAGGTGCGCCGGAATGGCTGGATGATAAGAATAATATCAAGACGATCAATTTTGCTAAATCTGTCTGCTCAGAAACAGCTCGGCTCGCAACGCTGGCGATCGGCATTCAGATAGACGGTTCTGCAAGGGCTACGTGGCTACAGGAACAGATCGACAAGGTATATTTTCAAATCCGTCACTGGGTAGAATATGGCTGTGCTTATGGAACAGTATTTATTAAGCCAAATGGTGAAAGCATTGACGTATTTACTCCGGCAGATGTGATGATCGTGGACTATGATAATCAGGAAATTAAGGGAATCATATTCAAGGATTCTTATACTGTTGGACGGAAATACTATACACGGCTTGAATATCATAGATTTGTTGAGACAACTGTGGACGGAGTGACGGTCTATCCGTACTACGTTTCTAACAGAGTCTATGTATCAAAATCCCCTCAGTCAATCGGTGATAAAATTGACCTTAAACAGACCAAATGGGCTGACTTAATGGCAGATACGCCACCGATTCTCAAAACAAACGGTGAGAAGCTGGACGGACCTCTGTACGGAGTACTGCGGACACCGCAGGCGAACAATGTGGATATCAGTACACCGCTTGGCTTACCGATATTTGCAGAAGCAATTGAAGAGCTGAAAGATCTCGACATTGCATACAGCCGTAATGCCGGAGAGATATTTGATTCGCAGAAGATTGTTCTGGCAGATGATAGGCTGCTGATGCCAAGCGGCACACCTGTAGCAGCCATGTCACCACAGGGCATGGAGAACAGACGTAATGAGATGAACTTACCGCACTTTGTCAAGAATGTATTCGGACAGGACGAGAAAGAGTTCTATCAAGAAATCAATCCGCAGCTCAACACAGATACCCGTATAAGCGGCATAAATGCCCTTTTAAGCCAGTTAGGGTACAAGATTGGATTCTCTAATGGCTACTTTGTTTTCAACGAATCTAGCGGCATTCAGACGGCTACAGGAGTAGAAGCAGAACAGCAGAGGACAGTGCAGTTCATTAAAGATGTAAGGGATAAGTTGGAGTCTTGCCTAGATGAAGTTATATACGCACTGAACGTTTACGCTGATCTGTACGGACTTGCACCTGTTGGAGCTTATGAAGTCAATTATGATTTCGGAGATATTCTGTATGTACGTGAAAACGACCGTGCAAGATGGTGGCAGTATGTGACCACTGGCAAGGTTCCGGCATGGCTGTATTTCGTGAAATTTGAAGGAATGACCGAGGAAGAAGCGAAAGCAATGGTCAAAGAAGCTCAACCAGACGAGCCAACACTATTCGGAGAGGAGTAAGAAGATGGCAGATAAACCAGTAACAAGGGAAGAAAAATATCTTGCGTACTTGACAGGTGATTATACGGGCGAACTCCCGAAGCCGATCACGCGAAAAGAGAAGTATTTATACGAATTATGTTTAAAAGGAATTGGCGGTGAGATTTCACCGGAAGAAATCAAAGCCGCAGTAAATGAGTACCTTGAAAAGAATCCAGTCCTTCCTGGAGCCACGACAGAACAGGCACAGCAGATCGAGCAGAACAAGACAGATGTTGCGTCGTTGAAAGAGGAAACTAGTTCGCTAAAGGAAGATATAGGGAATGTTAAAGCAGAACTTCCTAATGTTGGAAAAGTAAAATCCGTAAATGGAAAACAGGGTGATGTCATTATCACGTCTGAAGATATTGGTTATTCTGCACCAGAAGAAACTATTGATAATACCGTAAAGAAGTGGCTGAATGACCATCCAGAAGCAACCACGACAGTTCAAGATGGTGCAATTACATTAAACAAACTGTCAAAAAATGCCGTAAAAGACACAATTGATATGTCATACGGTCAAATTAGTACGCCAATGGTGTCTTTTGTTACGGATGATGGACAGTTAACAGATTATACTATTTTCTACAAAAAAATATTTAAGCCGCTCGGCGTTCCTGCTTCAGCCGCGATAATTGGAAAAGCTGCTGATAAAAACCCAAAATGGTTGACTACCGAACAATGCAAGGAGCTGAAATCTGATGGATGGACAGTTGCAAGCCATACTTATAATGACCTTGTTACAAATGAAAGCGGAGTAACAAAAGGCGATATTGAAACTGATTTTGAATTATCATCTAAGTGGTTATTTGAAAGAGGGCTTGATTATGATATTTATGTTGCCCCACATGGCTCTTGGACACCAGACACGGATGAATGTGCAAGAAAAATATTTAGATGTTGTATTCTCACTGGACACAGATTCAATGATGGAGCATACGATACTACTGGGATGGGGCGAACAGGAATATTTGACAATTATTCGATATTAAGAAGAAGCGGTATTGGAGATTTAGATAATAAAAATAATGCAATTACAAAAGAAGGAATGATTGCAGATATTCAGTATGCTGTAAAAAATAATTTATGGCTGGTATTTGTAATGCATTCATGGAAAGATGTATTTTCAGAGGGACAAACCGGTGTTGACGATTTGATTGAGGTTGTAACGTATTGCAAAACAAATAACATACCTATAGTCAATCTTAAAGATGGATTAAGACTAAAAGGTAACACTATTGATGTTGGTGAAAGAATTAATGGCAAAAAATGGTGTAGGGTTGGAGCAAATGGCTCTTTTCATTATCAAGAGTCAATGTGTTCTACAATTACAAATTCAGAAAACAAAAATTATTATGTAAAAGTTGCTGAAATGTATGCAAACGCTGGTGGCTTGGATTTTGGCGTTACTTTTGATTTTTATGTGACAAATTTTGATGATGGTTATATATTGCCACAGGGGAAAGTCACAGCAATATTCAAATCAGGAGGATCACAGGGGGAGTTGTGTTCAGCGAGAATATTTTATGTGACACATAATGTAATTCCTAACAGCGGTGAAACGATTAAATTTATTGCAGTAGATAATAATATTTTATTTGGAAATAAGATTGATATTTATTGTAAGTTTAGTCGTATTAATTCAAATGTCATAATAACAAATGTTCATGAAATTCTGAAAAACACCAAAAAGTCATATGTAAATGTGGAAGTATCAAGCGATTATATATCAGATGTAACACCAACATATACAGCTGTCTTCAAGAATGATATTAGAGTTTTATCCAATGCGAAACCTACCAAATCACTGTCTATAGGTGAGGTCGCCATGGATGATGCACTCAAAAAAGTATATATATCATACTCATCCGGCTATAACAAGTGGATAGAGTTGCTGTCAGAAAAAAATCTACAATCAAATATTTGCAATACAATCAGCATGGAATTTGATGACAGTGGTACAGATGGGATAACTTTTAGTGTGAATAATTGCAGGTATTTAAAAATTGGTCAACTCGTGATTTTAAGTTGTCAAATAATTGGAACACTTAATAGGTCAGTTGTAAAAGGGAATATGAAAATTACCGGGGTACCATTTAAACCTATGATGAACACGCCTGTGCTATGTGGTAGTTGGTCGTTTCCGTCTACACAACCAAAATCAATGTATGTAGGTAATGACGGAATAATTGTAACAAATGCAAGTCCAGATGCAACATTGGCTCAAACATCGTTTAACATTATATTTGAGATATGTTATTTTACAAAGGCTTAATTAACTAAAAAGGGCTTTAGTTAATTAAGTAAAAAAAGTGGAGCACATCATTTTCTGCTGTGCTCCCTGTAACAGAATTAAATTATTTATGCTTCTCCCAAAATTCAGCTACAGACGGAGGTACATAAGTATCATTCTCAGATATTACAACTTCCGTCCGAATTTTGGAGTTATTAGGTAGAACAGGATCACCACCGTCACTAATCTCATCCGCTATTTTAAGCATTTTAATAGCTTCTTCGGAGTACGGATATTCAATACCGCAGTTCGGGCAGGTAATTTTGTCTACTGAAATTTTTTCGTTGATGTAATAGCAGCATCCGCAAGTACAATAAACTTTTAATTTTAAAAACATTTTGCGACACCTCCTTAATAGGTTGATTGTAGCATATTTTCAAAACATGTACCACGACTTTTGACGAAAGAGGTGATATATTATACTTAGTCCAGAATATTTGCGTCGAATAACAGAGGGCAGCGAACAGATTGCAGAAGAATTGCATCAGTATATCATCTCTGAGATCGTGTCGAGGATGATGGCAAGAATCGGCAGAGGTGAGGACTATATTCTGACCAATGCCGATGCGTGGAGAATCAGAACGCTACAGGAATCGGGTGAGCTGCTAGAGGATATTCTGGCAGAATTATCCAAATATACCAAACGCGAACATCGGGAACTTCTTGAGGCGTTTGAAGATGCCGGAATCACTGCAATGAACTATGACGATAAGATATACAAGGCAGCAGGATTAAGCCCTGTGCCGCTTGAACAGTCGCCGGCTATGATAAGACTCATGGAGCGAAATATGCTTGCGACTATGGGAGAGTGGAAGAACTTCACAAGAACAACCGCAAGTGCCGCTCAAAGGCTCTATATCGAGCAATGTGACCTTGCCTATAACCATGTGATGACTGGGGCAGTCGGCTATACGCAAGCCATCAAAGAGGCAGTTAATAATGTTGTGAGTGATGGTGTTACTGTCACATATCCATCTGGCAGAAAAGACACGATCGAAACAGCAGTCGCACGTTCTGTCAGAACTGGAGTGGCTCAGGCGTGTGCTGATATTCAGTTGACAAGAATGAAAGAAATGGGATACGGTTTAGTATTGACATCGGCGCACATAGGAAGTCGCCCAAGTCATGAAGTATGGCAAGGGCAGGTATTTTCCATAGACTGGGAAAAATTAAAAGAAATCAAGCCGGAGTTTTTTCGAGAGCGAGACACATCAGAATACCGTAGAATGCTGGAGCAAAAAGCAAGTCAATATCCAGATTTTATTGAAAACTGTCATTATGGCGAAGCTGATGGAATATGTGGAGTAAATTGCAGACATCATTTTTCAGTTTGGGCGGAAGGAATGCCGAATCCCTACGCAGAACTATCAGCACAGGATAAAGCTGATAAAGGCAAACAGTACGAAAAGGAACAGCGGCAACGTACTTATGAACGGAGAATCCGCAAAACGAAGAGAGAAGTTCTCGGAATGCAAGCGGCGGTTGATAACTGTAAGGATGAACAGACAAGATTCGCACTTCAGCAAGACCTTGACCGGAAGTCTTATCTTTTGCAGAAACAAAATGCTGCATACAAAGATTACTGCAAGCAGAACGACCTAAGGGAACTGCAAGACCGGCTTATGATAGCAAAGTGGAATCGTCAGAATGCCGCTAAAGCCAGAGGAGCGGCAAAAAGATATAAAACAGCAAAGGGGATTGACTGATGGATAAATGGGAGTATTTTAATCCTAATCCTGTTAAGGGTAAGAGAACCGGAGATTGCGTTGTCCGGGCAATATGCAAGGCAACCGATTTTGACTGGGAAACGGTATTCGCCGGATTAATGGTGCAGGCATGTACTCTGTCAGATATGCCAAGCGCAAATTATGTTTGGGGAGCGTATCTCTATAAGCATGGATACAGACGTAAACTGATAGAACAGTCAGAGCGATATATCTATACAGTCAACGACTTTTGCACAGATCATCCAACAGGTACATACATCCTCTGCATAGATGGTCATGTGGTGACAGTACAAGATGGCGAATATTTCGATACATGGGATTCCGGTAATGAGATCCCGGTATATTACTGGGAAAAGGAGTAGCTAAATGAGCATATCAGAATTTATACAGATTTTTCTCTCTATCTGCGGAGGAGTGTCTATTGTCGGAGGAGCGGCGGCTGTAATCTTTAAATGGATTACTCCGGCATTCCGACTTAATAAGCGAGTAGAGACACTGGAAGAACATGACAAGCGAGATTATGAGAGTCTTCAGAGGATCGCAGAACGAGATTCATTAATTCTGGAAGTGTTATCAACCATGTTGGATAGTCAGATTAGTGGGAATAATGTCGAAGAATTAAAAAAAACAAAACAGAAGCTTACAAATTATCTTGCGCAGAATCAGCGTTAGCATTAGTAAGGGGTATGCTCATGAAATTATATGTGTTCACAAAGAAAGATATAGACAGATTCTTGATAGAGTGTAATTTCACACCGGACGAAGAAAGATTGTTCCGGTTGAGATGCAAGGAATATACGCTCGAATACTGCGCTGAACAGATGAATGTGAGTATCTCCACGGCGAAACGATTAAGCCGGAGGGTGAACAATAAAATAATTAAAGTATGCTGATACTTTTCAGATACTTATATGGGTCTTAGACGAACTGTCTAAGGCTCTTTTTTTATGTAAAAATAGTCATAGAAAGTCATAGAATAAGTCATAGAATAAGTCATAGGAGGTGTACGAGATGGCATTATATAACAATCCTTATCAATATAGCTTCGGCGTTCCGGGACAGATGAACCAATTTCAGCAACAGCCTGTCCAGATGCCGGCTCAACCAGTACAGCAACCCCAGCAGAATAACAATGGCATCCTGTGGGTATCTGGCGAAGTTGGCGCAAAATCCTATCTGGTAGCACCCGGGACAAGTGTTTTACTGATGGATAGTGAAAGTGAAAAGTTCTACATAAAATCCACAGACGTTTCCGGTATGCCACAGCCATTACGGACGTTTGAGTACCACGAAATAGGCACTCAGATGCCACCTAAACAGCCTGCTCAGAACATGGACAGTAAATATGTCACCAGACAGGAATATGACGATTTAAAGGGCAAATACGAAGCTATCATAAACCGATTAAATTCTTTTTCTGAACCTGTTAGAGCTAATACCGCACAGGAATCAACAGTCAAAGGAGGAAACGCAGATGAGTAATCCATTATTTAACATGCTTGGTGGTGGGATGCCGCAGGGAAACGGACCAATGCAGATGATACAGCAGTTTATGCAGTTTAAGCAGAATTTTAAGGGAGACCCGAAAGCAGAAGTTGAGAAGATGTTACAGTCTGGGAAGATTTCTCAGCAACAGCTTAATCAGGTTCAGCAGATGGCAGGACAATTTCAGCACATGTTAAAAGGAATGAAATAGTACATTACAATCTGGCCAGATTGATGTAAATACACAATAAAGGAGATTATATTATGGATGGAAATTATAGCTTATCAGATATAGCCGCCGCTACTGGAAACGGTAGAAATAATGACGGCATGTTTGGCGGAGATGGTAGCTGGTGGATTATTGTTTTATTCATTTTTGCTTTCTTCGGATGGGGAAACAACGGCTGGGGCAATAATGGCAATGGCGGCGGATATGCAGCCACAGCAGCTACTCAGGCAGACATTCAGAGAGGATTCGACAATTCAGCGGTAATCAGCAAACTTGATGGAATCAACAGTGGCCTGTGCGATGGCTTTTATGCCATGAACAATGGTATGCTTACCGGATTCAATGGAATCAACACAAACATCATGCAGACCGGCTTCGGAATCCAGCAGGCTATTAATGCCGATACTGTGGCTAATATGCAGAATACTAATGCTTTACAGGCACAGCTTGCGAACTGTTGCTGCGAAACCAGAGAAGCAATTCAGGGCGTAAATTACAATATGGCACAGAACACCTGCGCATTGCAGAACACCATGAACAGCAATACAAGAGACATTATTGACAGCCAGAACGCTGGAACAAGAGCTATTCTTGATTATCTTTGCAATGAAAAGATTTCTAGCCTGCAGGCTGAAAACAATGATCTCAGACGTGCTGCATCTCAGGATCGCCAGAGTGCACTTCTCACAACTGCAATGGCTTCACAGACACAGCAGCTCATTAATGCGATTAATCCAGCACCGATTCCGGCATATCAGGTTCCTAACCCGAACACATATTACGGATGTGGATGCAACACCGGATGTAATTGCTAGCAACTTCATATCGAGAGTATCTTTCGATTGATTTCGGATGTCGGCTTATGCCGTATTACACAGAGGGGCAGGCTGAGACCTGTCCTTTTGTGATATGAAAGGGGTAAAAATTATGGCAGAATTTACAAGTGTAGCTGCTCAGACTGTAGCAGCAAATGGAAACGTAGTATTTTCAAATACAGCAGTTAAGGGTTCTAACTGCATTCAGCACAGAGAGGGAAGCGGAATCATCACTCTAAGAGGACTGACTAACCAGTGTAAAGCGAGATTCTTCGTGGATTTTTCTGGTAATATCGCAATTCCAACAGGCGGTACTGTCGGAGCTATTTCTCTGGCAATTGCAATCTCTGGTGAGCCGGTTCTTTCTTCCCAGATGATTTCCACACCGGCAGCAGTAAATCAGTACAATAATGTGTCCTCTGGCATCTATATTGATGTGCCTCACGGATGCTGCGTTAATATCGCGGTAGAAAACACAAGCGATCAGGCTATTTCTGTTGCGAACGCAAACATTGTCGTAACCAGAGAAGCGTAGGAGGTGTGATTATGAGAGATATTAAAGACTTATGCGCAAGAATCGAAGACGAGCTGTCCAAAATTGCTGATAATGGGCTGACCACTGGGAACTTGGAAATGACATACAAACTGATTGATATGTACAAAGATATCAAGAATACGCAGTACTGGGATAAGAAAGTAGAGTACTACAACACTGTCCTTGATGAGATGCGTGGCGGATACAATGACGATTACAGTGAACGTGGAAGAAAGCGTGACAGCATGGGGAGATACATCGCAAATGATGGCAGAATGATGCCGGATTACGACCGGGGCAGTTCTTATGCCAGACGTGGCGAGCATTATGTTAGAGGGCATTACAGCCGCTCTGATGGGCGAGATGCTTATGACGACTATATGACACAGAAACAGAGCTATCGTTCCGGCAAGTCTGAAGACTGCAAAAGAAAGATGCTCGCCGCATTGGAAGAACATCTGGACGAACTTACAACAGAAATGAGTGATATGTCCAAGGATGCAGAGTGCCGGGAAGAACGTGATCTTGTCAAGAGATACGTAGAAAAACTCCGTGATATGCTCTAAAAACACAAAAGTGGTAGAGAGGTAGTTAAAAGAAATCTGTTATAATGTAATTGTGCAGCAGGAAGCACAAGTAAAACGGTTGTTTTTGACATTTTCGTTTTAATCCTCCTTCCTTTAATTTAGTAGCTGGTACGCACGCTTTAACGGAAAGTTGAACAGGTTCGAATCCTGTCGTGCGTATTTGCCATCTGGCACGCAAGATGGCTCACCTCCTTGATTAAGGTTTTTGTTATTCATACTTTTCTTTTAAAAAAGAAATAAATATCCGAAACAACTCGTGGCAGGCATGACACGTTAAACACCTTGCTAACCCGGGAATCCGGGTTATGTGGAATGTACGCTAGTGGAAAACTGACAGAGTCGCGCTCTGGTCTCCGGTTCGATTCCGGGCGTTCCGCTTTAATCCGCTTAGAGTTAAGCTGTTTGTATACAGGCGGTCTATGTCTCAGGTGGATTTACGCATGAGCGTAAACGTACAACTCACTAGGCGTTTGCGTAAAAAACTTTTTAGAGAGATGAGACCACGGGCCGTGAGAAGTGATAGTCGGCAATTCTAAAAGAACCATCTAGTTCATGTGTTTTACGATGGAAAGGTTAATGCTTATCTGGATATTTTCATCCGGTCCGAAAGCATGTGATGTGGGAATCAACCCAGTTTCTTTTCAGAGAACTGGCCGTTATAGGCGGTACGGAATGTAGCTCAGTGGTAGATCGCACTGTAAATGTGAGGTCGCAGGTTCGATTCCTGCCTTTCCGATTACCTTGCCAGTGGTCTAACTGGCTTAATCCATTTACCTGCGGCGGCAGGTCAATAAACACGACCAGGAGGATGTTATGCAGAAACTTATTGACACTTTAAAATCATTTGGAATTGAAATCCCGGAGGATAAACAGGCAGATGTAAAGAAAGCACTCTCTGAGAATTACAAGAATGCAAAGGAAGTTGCAAAAACTCTGTCAAAAGTCGAGGGAGAACGTGATGACTGGAAAGTACGTGCTGAGACAGCAGAAGAAACCTTAAAAAGTTTTGACGGTATCGACCCGGCAAATATTAAAAGCGAGTTAGAGACTTGGAAACAGAAAGCGGCAGATGCAGAGAAAGAATTCAATGCAAAAATCTACGACCGTGATTTCTCGGATGCTCTGAAAGTGGCACTCGATGACGTTAAGTTTTCCAGCGAAGCGGCAAAGAAATCAGTCATGGCAGACATCAAAGAAGCAGGATTAAAGCTGAAAGACGGCAAAATTCTCGGATTAAATGATCTGATTGAGCAGATGAAACAGTCTGATGCATCCGCTTTTGTGGACGAATCTCAGCAGCAGGCTCAGCAGAACCAGGCAAGATTTACCACTCACGTTGGACAGCAGCAGACACCGGGAAGTATGACCAAAAAAGATATCGAAGCGATCAAAGACCCGTCCGAGAGACAGGCTGCAATTGCTCAGAATATCCAGTTATTCCAGTGATTTTTACACCGACTATACACCAGAGTATAGCCGCTAACCCAATACCTTAACAATTATGGGTAGAAAGGATTTTTTATGCCAGCAAAAACAAATCTTATTATGACTAATGATATCCAGGTAACGGCACGTGAGATTGATTTTGTTACCAGATTCGAAAGAAACTGGGAACACTTGCGTGAGATTCTGGGTATCATGAGACCTATCAAAAAGCAGCCGGGTGCTGTACTCAAGTCCAAATACGCAGAGGGTACTTTACAGAGCGGAAAAGTGGCAGAGGGTGAGGAAATTCCTTACAGCAAATTTACTGTAAAAGAAAAGAACTATGCGGAAATGACCATTGAAAAGTACGCAAAGGCTGTATCTATCGAAGCAATCAAGGATCACGGTTATGAGAACGCCGTTCAGATGACTGATGATGAATTCCTTTTCCAGCTTCAGACTGACGTTACCAGCAGATTTTATGACTATCTGAAAACCGGTACACTTACTTCCACAGAAACAACATTCCAGATGGCTCTGGCAATGGCTAAAGGCCGTGTTGAGAACAAATTTAAGCAGATGCACAGAAACGTGACTGGCGTTGTTGGATTTGTCAACATTTTGGACGTATATGAATATCTCGGAGCAGCTGAGATCACTATTCAGAACCAGTTCGGCTTCCAGTACATGAAAGACTTTATGGGATTCAACACAATCTTTTTACTGTCTGACAGCGAAATCCCGAGAGGACAGGTTATTGCAACACCTGTCGAGAACATCGTTCTGTATTATGTTGACCCGAACGAATCTGACTTCGCAAGAGCAGGGCTTGTATACACCGTATCTGGCGAGACAAACCTGATCGGATTCCACACTCAGGGCAACTACCACACAGCAGTTTCCGAAGCGTTCGCAGTTATGGGACTGACTCTTTTTGCGGAGTACATTGATGCAATCGCAGTAATTACCATTGATGAGACACCAACGCTTGGCACTCTGACAGTAACATCTGCGACAGGAACAGCAACTGGTGATACAAAAATCACTGTAAACCCGGCTAAAGAAAACGCTAACAATGTGTACAAGTACAAAGTTGGTGCATCTGAAACAGCTGTAACTTATGGCCAGAATCTCAGAAACTGGACTACATGGGACGGAAAAGCCGACATTAAGGCAGCAACCGGGCAGAAGATTACAGTGGTTGAGTGTGACGGAACATACAAGGCACTGAATGCCGGAAGTGCAAGCGTAACAGCGAAATCATAAACGTAGGGGGTGATTGGCATGGCTTATGCAGATTATAAATTCTATACAGAATCATTCGGCAATGTCGTGCCAGAAACCGACTTTCCACGACTGGCAGAAAGAGCCAGTGATTTTGTGGACACAATGACGTTTGACAGACTGGTGGACGGACTGCCAACAAACGAACGCTCACAGAAGCGTATCAAAAAGGCGGTCTGTTCATTGGCTGAATTAATGTATCAGATTGAGCTTGCTGAAAAGAATGCAATCAATCAGGCGTCAGCAAATGTGACCGACATAAATGCCGGTGGCAAATCAACAGGCATTGTAACATCTGTATCATCCGGCAGTGAATCCATCTCTTACGCAACACCTCAGCAGATTGGAGCGAGTGCAAAAGAGTGGAGTGCAGTGTATGCCGTCGCCGGAGATGCACAAAAAACGAACGACTTGCTCTTAAAGACAGCTTTACCACTTCTGATGGGAGTAAGGACGGATAATGGAATACCAGTATTATATGCAGGAGTGTGATTATATGGACATTTCAACATTAGGCTCATGTATAGCAATCGTTATGATCTGCTACATTGTAGGAATGGGCTGCAAAGCATCAAAGAGAATCTCTGACGAATGGATTCCAGTAATCATGGCGGTTATTGGTGGAATTCTCGGAGCAGTCGGAATGGGAGTTATTCCAGACTTTCCGGCAACGGACTATATCACGGCAGTTGCGGTCGGCATGTTTAATGGATTGTCGGCTACTGGTGTGAATCAGGTTATTAAGCAGACAGTGCAGAAAGAATAATTAAGGAGAGGGTATCATGTACGAAAAAACTGTGACGATTTTTGATTATTATGAATCAGCCACGACAGGAGATGCGTACTGGTATCCTCATGTGCTATCCGGTATTGATCTCATTACGGACAAAGGAGCAATCCTTAAAAAGTACGGACCAGACGCAACTGACAACGCACAGTTGCACGTTCGTTATGCTGTTCAGAACGGTGATATAACCATTACCGATAAAGATGGCAAGATTCTCCCATGGGTGCCTTCGAAGGAGTGGAAAAGGCAGATTAACAATGCTCTGGAAGATACTATCACATTCTCGGACGAATCATTCTTTTGGGAGGGTGAATGGACTGGTGGAGCAGTAACTGATGGTGATTATCGAAACGGATTCTACCAGTACATGAACGAGAACAAGGATAACGTGTTTAAGGTTACCAGTGTAGGCGGTCCGTACACACTGATTCCACACTTTGAGATTTTGGGTAAGTGATATGAGTAAAATTCATCATTTCAAAGGATTCTCCATAGTCGATGGAGATATGAAAATCAAACTGAATATGGACAGGTTCTCAAGGCAGTATCAAGAAGCCCAGTATCTCCTTGACGGAATGGTTATGGACAGCATGGTTCCATTTATGCCAATGATTACCGGAAATTTTATCAATCGGACAAGAATTGAGAGTACATCTTTGCAAGGAACTGGGAAAGTATGCGCGGCGGCGGCTCCTTATGGGCGTTTTCTGTACGAGGGGAAAGGAATGGTTGATGAAGCAACTGGAAGTCCCTACGCAAGACGTGGAGCAAAGAAAGTTCTCGTTAGTCAGTTTTCTGGCCGGACAGCCGCAAAGGAAAATCTTGAATACACCAAACAGGCTCACCCACGGGCACAGGCAAAGTGGTTTGATGCCGCTAAACGGCAATATGGTGACACATGGGTTCGCAAAGTAAAAGCACAGGCAGGAGGTGGCAGGCATAGCAGATAAACCTATCGGAAAAGACGCAACCGGATACGAAATTCTGACAGATGCCATGAAAGCACTTCTGAACCAGTATCCGGGACTGTATGAAAATGAAACAATCAAGTTTGAAGAACTTGGCAAGGAATCAGGAATTGCGTTCTCGGCAGATAATGGAGCTTTGATTTATTCAGAAAAAGAAGATGTTTGTGGCGTAATGCACCAGGTATGCCAGTACCCATTTTACGTGGTATATCGCACAGCATCCGACAAGGAAAGGCAGAAGCTATCCGTTCAGAAGTTCCTAGATAATCTCGGTAAATGGATATGCCGAGAACCAGTTATCATAAATGGCTCTGAGACACGTTTAAATGCGTTTCCTGAGCTTTCTCAGGGGCGAGTGATAAAACGTATCACCCGTGATAATTCCTATGGTTTAGAACCACAGGAGAGTGGTGTACAGGATTGGTTATTACCATTAACGGTACGCTACGAAAATACTTATGAAGTAATATAACAAGTAACAACCAGCTATCAATCGGAGATAGTCGCTAACCTACACAGCCTTTTAAAAGTTATAGGCAGAAAGGACATTTCTATGGCAGTTACAGGCAAAATTGACCGTAAATATATGGCTCATTATATCGATGCAGGTTCTCTCTGTGGAGGACTGACACCGAAGTATGAACGTCTTGGAAAAGATCTGGAAGAGTACAATGTTGAACTCAATCCAGACACCGAAACCTCTAAAAACATTCTTGGAGAATCCACATTCAAACATAACGGCTACGAAGTTTCTTCTGACGCTGATCCATTCTATGCAGACACTACTTCTGATCTGTTTACAGCATTACAGAAGATTGTAGATGGACGTCTCAAAGACGATAACCTCAAAACAAAAGCAGTTGAGGTTCACCTTTGGACAGAAGCCACAGCAGGCAAGTATGAAGCATATCAGCAGGACTGCTACGTTGTGCCGACCTCCTACGGCGGTGATACATCTGGCTATCAGATTCCGTTTACCGTCAATTATACCGGCGAACGAGTAAAAGGAAAATTTGATATCAGTTCCGGCACATTTACAGCTGACAGCGAATAATTTTTTTTAGGAGGGCATAGAAAATGGCAAAAACAATTAATACAAACATTGATGATGGATTTCTTCTTTTCACATTCACGAACAAGCAGGGTGAAGTGTTCTCTTCATTCAAACTGAATCCTACCGACATCAACATTGCAGCAAGAGCGGAAGAATTGGAAACTTTCTTTGAACAGGCTCAGGAATCTGTTAAAAATGTCTCTTCCGGCAAAGAGATGGCGGAGATTAATAAGCAGATCGAGGACAAAATCAATTATATGCTCGGATACGAAGCATCTAAGGATTTATTTAAAGAACCAATTACCGCAACAACTGTTTTTGGAAATGGTCAGGTATTCGCTTATATCGTCCTTGACAAAATCAATGAAGCACTTACTCCAGAGATTGAAAAGAGAAAGAAAAAAATGCAGGAAGTGGTCAATAAGTACACGGAGAAGTATACAAAATGACCGCCTATGAGTTGCCCACCTCACTAAATATCAGTGGGGTGGATTTTTCTATCAGAACGGATTTTCGAGTAATTATTGACATTCTGGTCGCCATGAATGACCCAGAATTGGACGAACAGGCGAAAGCTGTTGTTATGTTACAGATTTTGTTTGAGGACTGGCAAAGCATACCCCTGGAACATCTTACAGAAGCTTGTCAGAAAGCTTGCGAGTTTATTGATTGTGGTCAATTCGATGATATCCCGAACAAGCCCAAACCCCGTTTGATGGACTGGGAACAGGATGGAGATATGATCGTTCCGGCTGTGAACAAGGTTGCTGGTAAAGAAATCAGATCAGTACCTTATATGCACTGGTGGACGTTTTTTGGATACTTTATGGAATCTGGCGAGTGCCTGTTCAACACCGTAGTTGGAATCCGGTCAAAAAAAGCAAAGGGCGAAAAGTTCGATAAATGGGAAAAGAAATTCTATCAAGAGAATAAAAACATAATTGACATAAAAACACGTCTCAGCGACGAGGAGCAAGCTTATAAAGATAAGCTGAATGAGATGTTGAACCTCAAATAGTTAGGAGGTGGACACATGGCTGCTGATGGCTCAGTCATTATTGATACCAGAATGGACACATCAGGCGTGCAAAACGGCGTATCAGCAATCAGGCAGTCTTTTAACGGACTTGGCAGCGTAGTAAAAAAAATAGGCGTACTGATTGGCGGAGCATTTGCGATTGGAAAACTGACGCAGTTCGGTAAGGAATGCGTAGAACTCGGCTCTAACCTTGCCGAAGTGCAGAACGTGGTCGATGTTACATTCACAACCATGTCGGACAAGGTAAACGAATTTGCAAAGAATGCTATGACCTCTGCCGGACTGTCAGAAACCATGGCAAAACAGTATGTCGGAACGTTCGGAGCAATGTCTAAGTCGTTCGGTTTCTCCGAAGCACAGGCTTACGACATGTCAACAGCTCTGACGCAGCTGACTGGTGACGTAGCATCATTCTATAACATTAGTCAAGACTTGGCTTATATCAAGCTGAAATCAGTGTTTACGGGAGAAACGGAAACGCTCAAGGACCTCGGTGTGGTAATGACCCAGTCGGCGCTTGACCAGTTCGCGCTGGCAAATGGCTATGGTAAAACCACATCCGCCATGACTGAACAGGAGAAAGTGGCTCTCCGCTTGGCTTTTGTACAGAAACAGTTGTCTGCCGCATCTGGTGACTTTATCCGAACATCTGGCAGCTGGGCAAACCAGGTACGAGTGATGCAGTTACAGCTGCAATCTCTCAAAGCAACAGTCGGACAGGGATTAATCAATCTCTTCACTCCCGTTTTGAGAGTTATTAATATTTTACTGGGCAAACTGGCAACTCTGGCGAATGCCTTCAAGTCATTTACGGAGTTAATCACCGGGAAAAAATCTTCTGGTCAGACAGGTGCAAGTGGCGCAGGTCTTGCCGGGACAGATGCAATAGCTGATACGGCAGACCAATATGGAAATGCTGCCGACAATGCCGAAAAGCTGGCAGATGCAACAAATGATACAGCGGATGCAACTAAGAAAGCTACTAAAGCGGCAAAAGGGTATCTTAGTCCTCTCGACGAAATAAATAATTACTCAACGGATAAAAGTGCGGATTCATCGTCAAAAGTACCGGGCACAACTGGCGGACTTGCAGATCGGATGAAAGATGCTGTACAAAATGTTGATTACGGAAAAATGGCAAAGGGTGAGACAGTTCTTGATAAGATGTTAAAGCCATTAAATAAGATAATCAACAGATTTAAAGAACTAGCTAAATTGGTTGCAAAAGGATTCTGGGATGGATTAGGAGATTACGAGCCAATTTTTGACGGAATAAAAAAGGATCTCGATTCCATATGGAAATCTTTAAAGGATATCTTTACTGATTCAGAAGTTACTAAAGCAGCAAATAATTTTCTTGATTCATTTGCATATGCAATTGGACAAGTTGCCGGCTCATTTACCAGAATCGGATTAACAATTGCGCAAAACATTATAGGCGGAATCGAAAAGTTTTTAAAGCAGAACACGCAAAGAATAAAGAACTATCTGATAGATATGTTCAATATCGGCTCTGAAATTGCACAAATAGGTGGAAATCTTGCAGTTGCTTTCGCTGATGTTTTCTCAGTTTTCGGTGGAGAAACTGCGCAACAGATCACAGCAGATTTAATCGGAATCTTTGCTGAAATCGGAATGGTTCTTACGGAAACGGCTGCAAAACTTGGCAGAGACATCCTTAACATGATTGCGCAGCCTTTTATCGACAACAAGGACATTTTAAAGTCAGCAATCGAGGGTAGTCTCGGAGCAATAGAAACCGTAACAAGCGGCGTCTTAATAGTTGTTCAAAACCTTAGCGACGCAATATCAAGGTTATACGATGAACACGTAAAGCCGTTCTTTGATTCTATAGCAAATGGACTGTCAAGCATATTTGGAACTCTGATAACTGGATATAACACATACGTTCTTCCAGTACTACAAGGACTGGCGGAACAGTTCAAAGGACTATTAGAGGGACCATTAGGGGATGCGATTTTAAAGATAGAAGCATTCCTCGGAAAACTCATTGATTCTCTGAAACTTCTGTGGGAGTCAGTGTTAGTGCCTTTGATTAACTGGATAATCGCAAATTTGCTTCCGGTTGTGGCAAAGATAATTGACGTTGTAGGAACCACAGCAATAAAAGTCTTGGAATCATTAATTAAAATTATTGGTGATGTAACAGACACGCTGAGTGGAATCATTGATTTTCTTGTCGGCGTTTTCACGGGAGACTGGGAACTGGCTTGGCAGGGAATAAAAGAGATTGCGGATGGAGCATGGAGTTTTATCAAAGATGTTGTGTCAGGTGCGTGGGAGATAATTAAAACCGTAACAAAAGGCGCGTTGAGTATAATAAAGAGCATCATCAGCACTGCTTGGAATGCGATTAAAGCATTGACTTCAACAATCTGGAACGCAATTAAAAAGACCCTTTCTGGTCTTTGGAACTCTCTTAAATCCACAGCCAGCACAGTATTTAATGCAATTAAAACTAAAGTTGTAGGCGTATGGGACAGCGTAAAGAACAAGACATCAAAAACATGGGAAAACGTAGCTACGTTCGTATCTAATAAAGTAGAAGCGATAAAAAATGCTATCACTAATAAGTTTAATGCCGCCAGAGATGCAGTCAGATCTGCGTTTGAAGGCATTGTGGATTTTATTAAAGCTCCGATCAATCAAGCAATCAGCATTGTTAATAATGCAGTTGGAATGATTAATAATGCAATTGGTGGAATTGAATCTGCATTTTCCTTTGGACCCTGGACTGTTCCAACACCGTTTGGTTCAAAGACTATTGGATTTCATGCAACATTTCCACGTATCGGAACTATCCCATATCTGGCCAGTGGTGCAGTTATTCCACCAAGGTCAGAATTCCTTGCGGTATTAGGTGACCAGAAGAAAGGCAATAACCTGGAAGCGCCGGAAAGTCTGTTACGTCAGATCGTCCGGGAAGAATCAGGAAAGGGACAGGGAGACGGAAATACCTACAATGTTACAGTTAATGCATCTGGCAGAAAACTGTTAGATATTATTATCAGTGAAGCTGAAATGAGAAGGAATCGGAACGGGAAGAACCCATTTGAGTTAGCATAGAGGAGAAAATATGGAACAGGAACAATTTAAAATAGACAACGTTGTTATAAGAGCACCGGACAGTTACAAGCCGGTGTTCGCAACCACTTCTACAGAAGACTCTAAAAGAAGTCAGGATTTGATTATGCACAATACACCAATGGGGACAATTGGTGGGTATGACATGCAATGGGGCGAGCTTACGTGGGCTGAAATAGCAACCATACTAAATACTGTGCTTAACAAAAGCCAATTCACATTCCACCATAAAGACCCTACTGTTCCGGGAAGATGGATAGACAGAACATTCTACGCATCAAATTTCAACATGGCTGCGCAAACTTTAAAAGATGGGGAAGAAAAGTGGACGGATTTGTCTATTAATGTAAGGAGGATTGAGCCGATTTGATAAATGTATCTACTCAGTTAAAAAAAGAATCTCTTACAAACAGAAATTATTACGTGACAGCAAATGTTACATTGTCAAATGGCGCAACTCTTAAGCTAGGCAAAAAAGACTTTTATCTGTCTGGAAATAGTCTCGTAGATTCAGCAGACTCTGGGGACTTCCCGGTGGGTGTAGCAATAGAAAAAACGGCAAGTTTATCATTGGTAAATGATGACGGACGCTTTGACGGATATAATTTTAATGCTGCAAGGTTTGTTATCTTTCTCAATGTGCGGTTATCTGACAGGATAGAAACTATAAAAAGAGGTACTTATATTGTGTCAAAGAAACCTGCAACGGCAAGCGAAATAAGTCTTTCCCTCTTAGACAAAATGCATAACGCTGATAAGACGTATGATTCTAATTTATCTTTTCCTTGTACGGTCAAGGAACTGCTCTCAGAATGCTGTCAGCAATGTGGAATCACTCTTGGAGATGCAATGTTTCCAAATGCGGACTTTCAGATTCAGAAAGCGCCATCTAATGCGACATATCGTACAGTAATCGGAATGTGTGCCGGGATAGTCGGTGGAAATGCAAGAATTGATGAAAATGACTTACTCAGGATTATTACGTTTGATAAGACATTTACCAATACGACTATTTACGATGGTGGAGCAGTAAAGAACTGGACAAACGGTGATGATCTGGATGGTGGCACGCTTAATCCGTGGACGACAGGGACTGTGATTGATGGTGGTACGTTAAGTAATAACGATTATCACGCGTTATTTTCAATTCAGAATCTACAATATGACGTAGACGATGTCATTGTAACAGGCGTCAAATACGTAGAAGATGAGACCGAATATATGTCGGGTCAGGACGGTTATGTAATCACTATTGATAATCAGCTATTGTCAGGAAATGCACAGGCAGGCATTGAAGCCATTGGGAGTCAATTAATCGGTTTGCGAATGCGTCCTTTCTCATGTGACGGAATTGCCAACGGATACGCCACTTTCGGCGATCCAGTCGAATTTATTGACACGAAGAATCGTGTTTTTAGATCATTTGTAACTAATGTAGAATTTGTGTTCGGTGGTTCAACATCATGGGGTTGCAGCGCAAAGAGTGCCGAAGAAGATGTAAGTGAGTTTGTTGGTGGTCAGCAAGCGGCCGTAGAACAGTCAAAAAAAGATATAGAGAAGAAACTATCTGCCTATGACGTAAAGCTCAAACAGATGAATGAACTTGCAGCGAACACGCTGGGTTTTTTCTATACAGAGGAAGTACAAGAAGATGGTTCCGTAATTACGTACCGGCATGATAAGCCTACACTTGCTGATTCTAAAGTAATTTATAAGACAGGTGTCGATGGATTCTTTTTGTCAGTAGATGGGGGTCAGACATGGAAAGCCGGGTTTGACAGTAATGGAGATGCTGTTCTGAATATTCTTTATGCTATTGGCATCCAATCAGAATGGATTAACACAAGAGGTTTTACAGCAAAAGATAATAACGGGAATACGACATTAAAAATAGATGCCGACACAGGTGCTGTCACATTAGAGGTCGAAAACTTTACGCTAAAAAGTAGAACTATTGAACAGATCGCCAAGGATGTTGTGGATGGGGCAGTTCAAAATAATGTGACTATCCCGAACTATTATGGCACGTATGTACCAACATTGCAGAACTATCCGGCATCTGAGTGGAAAAGTGAAGAATATAAAAAACATGACGGCTCGATTTTCATGAACTTTTCTACGAGCCGGGTATATATGTTTTCTGGGACTGATGGCACTTGGCAGGAACTGGACGCTGAAAAAATTGTCAATTTTGAAAGAGTTTTTAACGCTTTAACGGATAACGGTAAGCAAGAGGGAATTTATATGCAGAACGGACATCTGTATATAAACGCTTCTTATATTAAATCAGGTCAGATTTCAGCTGATTTGATTAATCTGAAGAACATCAACGTTACAAACAGTTCTGGAACGTCAACATTTGCGATTGATAACTACGGAAATGTTACGCTCAGACCTAATACATTCGTGTTAGCAAACGGCGACACAATATATAGTGTTGCGGAAGATAAAGCTTCGACAGCGTTATCGAATGCGAATCGCTATACAGACAATGCACTTAGTGATCTCGACATAGGGAAAATGTCAAAACAAGAGATTATTGATGTGTTAAGCGATAACAGCAGTAATAAAGGTCTGTATCTATCGAATGGTAATGTGTACATGAATGCCGATTATATTAACACAGGTGAATTAGCAGGATGGAAAGTTGGAATTAAAAAGCTTTCAGCAAGTGGCGCGTATGGAGAAGTAACGCTAGATGCTTCAACTGGAGAGATCTATTCAGAGACGAATACAGGAATATATGTACCGGGGTACGGGACATTGTATGGAACGCGTATTAGAGGAATCAATCTTTATACAGGAACCGTACATGCAAGTTCAGCCTCGTTTAATAAAAGCGTTTCGGCGAGCAGCGTTTCGGCAGACAGTGTTTCGGCATCAAAAAAAGTTACAGCAGGTACACATATAGAAGCCAGTGGCCATTTCTATAGCATCGGAACGGGAACAGACCTTGCAGATTTAAGTGTCCGAGGAACAAAGAAAAGAATCCTTCCAACAAAAAACTATGGTACACAGGCGTTTTATTGCTACGAAATGGCATCCCCCATGTTTGGAGACATCGGAGAAGCATCCATATCAGAAGACGGCACATGTCTGATAGACATAGATGACATATTCCAAGAATCTACTAATGTAAGGATTGAATATTATGTGTTCTTGCAAAAGGAAGGAGATGGAGATTGTTGGGTAGACCAAAAAGAACAGACATATTTCACTGTAAAAGGTACTCCGGGGCTTAAATTTGCATTTGAAGTCAAAGCGCGTCAAGCTGACTATGAACACATGCGTTTTGCTGATGCAAGTGAAACAGCTTACGATAGGGCAATAGACACAGACATGCCAGAGCCAGACTACAGTAAAAGCCTTGAAATATCAGAACCCGATTACGAAAAAGAGCTTCTTAATAACAGGAAAAAAATTATTGACGAAATGGAGGAAATATCATGAAAAAAATTCTTACAAGTTTTATGAATCTCAGCACTGGAGAAGGAAGTCGCATTGCTTACACCTATTCAGAAGTAGACGAAAGCACAGGAAGTATCATCAGTCAGAATAATAAAGGTAATTTCCTTGTAATGGATGACAATGTACAGAAAAATCTTGATTCCGTAAAGGATTACATAAAAAATAATTTCCTTTCATAAGGAGGTAAGTCTAATATGGCTGATACATATACTATACAATTCCGGCGCGGCATGTACACTGATTTTGACACGTCAAAAATTCGCCCGGGGGAACCTGTTGCAATCCTTGGTAATGACCCGTCCGTTCCATCCGGTAAAGCCTTATACATTGCGTTTGCAGCTAATGATGTAAGACGGTTGTGTTCCATTGAGGATATTTCAGAGATGGTTAATGCCGGAGAATTTGTTGGTCCACAAGGACCCAAAGGTGAAAAAGGAGAGCGAGGAGAAAAAGGCGCAGAGGGTCCTACTGGTCCACAGGGTCCAAAAGGTGAAAAAGGAGATAAAGGTGACCCGGGAGAAAAGGGCGTGGATGGCACCGTAGCATTTGAATCGCTGACACCTGAGCAGAAAGAATCGCTAAGGGGCATCTCTATCACGGCGGTTAGTATCGACACAAATGGAAATTTGACAATAACATTTTCAGATGGCGATAGTGAAAATGTTGGAAATATTATAGGGCCTCAAGGGCCGCAGGGTCCAAAAGGTGATAAAGGAGATGTCGGACCAGTGGGTCCGCAGGGTCCACGAGGAGAAAAAGGTGAGCAAGGAAATGATGGAACATCTCTTAATATCCTTGGCACAAAAGAATCTGAGGCAGACCTCCCCCTGAGTGCAGAGAAGAACGACGCGTATTTAATAAATGGAGAAATGTGGGTTTTTGACGGCACGAATTGGAACAATGCTGGCAAGATTCAAGGGCCGCAAGGTCCACAGGGACCAGTTGGTCCGCAAGGGCCAAAGGGTGACCCAGGGCCGCAGGGCATAAAAGGAGACCCAGGAGAAAAAGGAGAGCAAGGAGCGCAGGGTCTAAAAGGCGATACTGGGCCGCAAGGTGAACAAGGCCCAGTTGGCCCAAAAGGTGAGCAGGGAGATACTGGCGCGCGAGGAATCACATTTACTCCTGTTGTAGACAGCAAAGGAAATATAAGCTGGAGTAATGACGGAGGACTTGAAAACCCCCAGACAGTAAATATTACCGGGCCGAAAGGTGATACAGGCGCAAAAGGAGATGTTGGACCACAAGGAGAAAAGGGAGAGACTGGAGATGCCGGGCCTAAAGGAGACAAGGGCACTACATTCGTGCCAGACGTAGACACCGACGGAAATTTGAGCTGGAGTAATGCTGATGGAGTTGCCAATCCTGAAACAGTAAACATCAAAGGTCCTAAGGGAGACAAAGGAAGTGATGCGACTGTCCCGATTGCTACAACCGAAACTCTTGGTAAGGTCAAACCTGATGGCAAGACAACATTCATAGATGCAGACGGAACACTCCACGCAAAAGGCGGTGGCACAACCGTCACTCCCAAACCCGTAAACAATCCAAGTATTGAGAACGCAAACGCATCTGTCACGATCAAGTGGCAAGACCCTGAAAACACAGTAATCAATGGTTCAACATTCTCTACATGGGCTGGTACAAAACTTGTAATGAAAAAAACAGGTTATCCTGCAAACCCAGATGACGGAACGCTTGTGGTTGATAATACAGTTCGTGACAAATACAAAACCGCAGGATATACAGTCACAGGGCTGACAAATGGCAAGAAATATTACTTCGCACTGTTCCCATATTCTACCGATGGCGTATACAACTACGATGCAGGAAACAGACTCCTCGGAGAGCCAGAGGATTTAAAGATTGTCGCATTTGCTGATGGAACAGATGCGGAAATTGAAAAGATGATTGAAGCACATTACGCAGGTAAAATCAACATTGGTGATTATTGGGCGGTTGGTGACAAGAGAACAATCCATCACAACGCAATGGCTGCAACGGGCGTAAGTGAGTCGCACAAAGCGAATGATTACATTTATGTAATTATCGGAATCGAACATGATGATTTAGTGACTGCTATCAATGGCAAGACCAAAGCTGCTATTACAATTCAGACAGAACGTATGCTGTATTTAGACACTACGACAGAATATAATAGTTCTTATGATACATCACATGAATGTGGTTATATGAACAGTTCAAACACGAATAGCGGTGGTTGGGGGTACTGCGATAGGCGTACATGGTGCAATAATGTGTACAAGAAATGTTTACCTACTTATATTCAGAATATGATGAAACAAGTTAGAAAACTGACTTCGGAAGGTAGCCAAAGTAACACAATTAAAACATCTAACGACTATGCGTTTTTACCTTCTGAAATTGAGATTTTTGGCAGTACAACGCATTCTTTTGCAGGAGAAGGAAAACAGTATCAATATTTCAAGAATGCGACTGCAAACAGATATAAGAAACCACGTTATAGTAGTGCCTATGTATCTGGCCAGTATTGGACACGTTCGCCTTACTCTAGCGGCAGCGATTCCTTCTGTGGTGTGGGCAGAGGCGGGAGTGCGAACGCCGACAGTGCCAGTAACACTGGTGGCATTGACCCTTGCTTATGTATCTAAAATCCTAGCAAATTAACGAATTATTTATAGCCGAATGGCTAAGAACAGGAGGTGCATATGGATAAAAAAGAAATTACAAATATCTACAAAGCAATTAACAGAGTTTCAAACAGACTGAATGACATGTCTGAAAAGTTGGATTTTGTCATGCAGATGCTTAATGCGGAATCTAATCGTAAAATTCTAATTAATGGTGATGGCATTGACGGTCTGGCTGAACTTGTATCAACGCATGATTCGGCACTTGACGAACTTGCTACATTAGTTGCAACAATCGGAGGTAAGAATAATGGTTAAATTTTTCGAAGAACGAGTAATCAATGGGCTGAAAAAATGGACAGATGTTCCTGAGCTGTGGGATAAGAAGGTAATTGAAAGACTTCAAAAGGATGGCTATGTATTGAATGAGGACGGGACAGTAACAGAATCAAAACCAGGAATAGTGAAATAAAATACGTGCAAGGGAGAAAATATGGAAATTAAAGGAATTGACGTATCATCTTATCAGAGTAAGCCAGACTGGGCGAAAGTATCGAATTCTGAAATTAAGTTTGCAATATTGAGAATCCATCAAAAATCTGGAACCGATTCCTCTTTTGAGCATAACTACAAAGGATGCAAGTCAAATGGAATCCTTGTCGGCGGATATAAATACAGTTACGCTCTGACACCGGCACAGGCAATTGATGAAGCTGAGAGCGTAATTTCTGTTCTTGGCGGACGCGGAATGGACTTTCCAATCTTCTACGACCTTGAATGGAGTCAGCAGAGAAACCTTGGAAAACAGGCGATTGAGAATATTGCAGTAGCATTTCTGACCAGAATCAAAAAAGCCGGTTATAAGGTCGGTATCTACTGCAATCTTGATTGGTATAATAACGTTCTGTCAGACACCCTGAAAAAGTACGATTGCTGGATTGCTCGTTATCCGGCTAGTGATAATGGCTCTGTACAGGAAAGATTGCGTCCATCTGTTGGTGTAGGCTGGCAGTATTCCAGTAGAGGAAAAGTATCCGGCATTAGTGGTAACGTTGACATGGATGCATTCTATAAGGATTACAAAGAGGAGGTTTCTGCAATGGATAAAGCTATTGAAAAAGTGATTCTCATTGCAAAAAATGAGATTGGATACCTTGAAAAGAAGAATAATAGTCAGCTCGACAGTAAGACTGCAAACGCCGGTTCGAACAACTATACGAAGTACTGGCGAGACATTAAGCCATCATATCAAGGGCAGCCTTGGTGCGCAGCATTCGTGAGTTGGTGTTTTATGGAAGCATTCGGACAAGAGAAGGCAAAGAAACTGCTGAAGCACTGGCCTTATGTTTACTGCCCAACACTCGGCAATCTGTTTACAAGGAACGCTAATCCAAAGATCGGTGATATTGTAATTTTTTATCATAATGGAACTTTCACCCATACTGGCATCGTAACGGCCGTAATCGGAGACAGGTTCTATACCATCGAGGGGAATACTTCTGGTGCATCTGGAATTATTGCAAATGGTGGCGGTGTCTGCGCAAAGAGTTATCTTAACAGTCAGATGCCCGGAACTAAGTTCTGTACACCTGATTATAGTATTGTATCCGATGCATCCGCACCCGTAAAACCTGAGAATACATCATCTAATACTGCACAGACAGGAGAGGAATATATGTTTGAACCAAAAACTGTAAAAGCAGGAGACAAAAATACATCCGTGCTTCTCTTACAGGAAATATTAAGAGCCAGAGGCTTTAAAGGCAAAAACGGCAAAGCCCTGAAACTTACATGGACAGCAGATGCAAACACGATTTACGCTCTGAAAGCTTATCAGGAATTCAGAAAAGAAGTTCTGGAAGTGGATGGAATCTGTGGACCCGCCACATGGAAAGATTTGATTGCCATATAAAAACATCCCGGGGTTAATTCCCCGGGAACTTTATTTATAAACATATTTAGTATCATTCCGGAAATTTTAGACTGTTATCGTTAGTCACACGTTAGTCACAAATAAAAATATTGTTTCCTAATATAATAGTGGCAAAAACACTGTATTTACAGGCATTTGCGCATTCTTCTAAATTCCATTTGTTAGTCACAATCAATAAAATTAGAATAATGAAAATGAAATGTGGGAAATCCTTGCAAAATCGCTGAAAACGTTGATTTTAATAGGGTTTCCGGCATTTCGATAATGATATTTCGGTTATTTTAGAAAGATTAAAATGGGTTCCGTTAGTCACAGTTAGTCACAAATGGAACTTTTATCTTTTCTATTTCTGTCCGAAGTTCTTCCAGTGTCCTATGTCCGTACACAGCGTTTGTAACATCTCCGCCAAAGGAGTGGCCTAGCATTCGTTTTCGGTCATTCTCCCGGACACCGTATTTTTCGCATAAAGCAGAAAAGGTGTGCCGACAATCGTGCGGCGTGTGCTTCGGATTACCGACTATTCCTAAACGTTCCAGTGTAGGATAGAACAATGCTTTTCTGTGATGCTGCTGAGTATACACGCATAATTTTCCATCTTGTGTCAGTACTTTCTGTTCGACAAAATGATATACGGCAGGATGTATCGGGACAATTCTGTTTTTACCGGCTTTTGTTTTAATGCCGCCTTGAAAGTATTTTTCTTCCAAGTTAGTTGTGAGTTTTAGCACTTCACCAATTCGCCATCCAGAATAGCACATGATAAGAATGAGCTGCACTTCTGGATCGTCGGTATTATTCCACAACACTTGCATCTCCTGATCAGAAAATGGCGTTCCATGTTCGGTGTCATTATCAGCATTGACATGGACATATAACGCCTTATTTTCCGTTACGATTTCTGAGTATACGGCATATTTGTACATCTGCTTGAATAGAGTTAAAATAGCCATCTGGCTTTGCTTTTTCAGCTTGCAATCATCAATAACCTTTTGCATATCAGGAGCCTTTAAATCTTCGAATATGCGATTGTGCAGAACGGTGCAGTTCGTGTAAGCCGTCCGATATGCTTCCTTTGAACTGTATGACAGTTTTGTCCCATTTGGGAACTTCCACGCATAAAACTGTTTATATACCTCTGAGAACGTCAATTTCTTGATTTCCGGGTGCTTATCCTCTACACCCTTGATTGTATTGTAGTCGGCAATCAAGCGGCTTATAAGAGTGTCTATGTCGGTTGTGGGGGATACCTCAAGAGTCCGCTCCATGCCTGGTTGATACGTGCCGGCTTTGTAAGCTGTCAGGACAGTAAAGCCTTTTATCCAGTCATCCACGTAGCAGATCGCCGGCGGACGTTTTAGCTTGCCAGTATCGTCCGGTGTAGCTGGTGGATGCACTGCGAAACAGTTTCTCCGGTTCTTGCCAAGGTACCGGATAGAGCCGAAGTTATTTGGCAACTTTGGATATTTCTTTCTTTTCTTCGCCATTTTTATTCCTCTTTTCTTTATGTAGCTGCTTTAGGTATAAAAATAACAGCCGAACAAATTTTCTGGGTTGTTCGACTGCTCCGAAGATGATACAATATGTTTGCCAGAATATTACATTTCTTCGGAGATGTATAAACGCCGTCCCGGTACGCCAATGCCGGGGCGGTTTTTATTTTATTCTATTTCTTCAATATCAAGAGAATATCCAAGAACTTCTCCAACGTCTGTGCATTTTCCTTTTAAAGTAACGGTGTCGCCCTTTGACATAGATGCTATTTTAGATTTTTGATCGTCGCTCTTGATGTAACACTGGACTCCAATAATCTCAAAATCTCCATCAGCCATAAGGTCAATATATTTTCCGGCTGCATCAATGTTACTGAGCTTTCCGGTGATCTCAAGATGTTTGCCTTTGTATTTATCAGATGCACCCATTGCATTACTGTCAAGATCAGACATCATATCATTGACTGATACGGCTGTATATTCAATTGGTGTAGGTGTATCAACTTCTTTTGTAGATTCCGTCTTTGCAGATGTGCTGGAAGTGGATGTAGTACCTGAATCCGAATTTCCGCCAACGGCACCGATAACACCAACGGCGACAACCGCTAAAACTACCCATTTAAGTTTTCCACCTTTTTTCTTGCTCATAGAATTGCTCCTCCTAATAGCTTTATTCGCCACGCTTCGCACTTTTTATGCGGATTATGTATTTTGTACCGCTGATTTTGCAACATTATGTAAAGTACGGTTATATGTGGTATTTTTATTTTATCATTTTAAGAGCATATTGTAAAGATTTAGAACGAAATAGAGTGATTTAGATGAAAAAGAAATGTTTTTTTCTATAAAATAGTGAGAGTTCATGTATATCATTGGCAGTTGCCAAGAGTCGGAATAGATGGTATAATAGCAAAAACGAACTAATGTTCGGTTCTATTTCCCACAGCCGAACATATACTGTAGTGTAGGTGGTAGTTATGACAGGGAGGGTTATTATGGATTATAAGAAAGAGATTATTGAGATGATACAGAAAATACATAGTGAATCAATGATAAAATTTATTTACGGGTGTGTAAAAAGGGCTTATAAGGAAGAAAGGGCAGGAAAATGATTCCTACCCTTGTGTTTTAGAAAATAAACTTCTCAAAAAAATCACATAACAAATCTTTTTTATCGGGCGGCAGGTTATCGTATTCAAGAATTATTCTTTTGAAACGAGGGTCTGACTGCTCGATTTTTGTAACTACATCTCCAAATTCAATATCAGGGTCTTGATTCTCTTTTAAATCTGTCAAATCTGACATTCTTATTCGGAAATAATCGGCTAAGGCTCTAATCTTTCCGGTTCCCGGCATCGAATTGCCTTTGCACCACATATTAAATGTAGATGCGTTTGTTCCAATGGCTTCAGCGATTTCCTTTTGCTGTTTCCCACTTCTTGAAATGTACTTATTAAGATTATTCGAGAAGATCTTTTTCTGCTCTTCAGTTGTCATGGTCGTCATGATTCTTTTCCTCCTTACATTTTGTATTGTACATCATATTTATAAAAAATTCAATAGTTAATTCAATTATTTTGAATTTTGGTGTTGACAATTCAATACAGTTGAATTATAATAAGCTCAGAAGTTAAGAAAGGAGATGAGCAAATGCCAAAAATTTCATTAGAAGCTGTTCGAGTAAACGCAGGATGCAATCAGAAAGAATGGGCTGAAATATTCGGTATTTCCAATGCAACTGTAGTTAATTGGGAAAAAGGAAAAACAGAGCCGACATTATCACAGCTCAGAAAAATGAGTGAGCTTTCTGGAATTCCTATGGACTTTATTTTTGTGCCAAATAACTTCAATTAAATTGAATTAGAAAGGAGCATAAATGGACGCATTACAATTTAATAAAGCCGTCAGTCAGCACTGCAAAGAATCTGGTGGAGACTGTTGCAAATGTGACCTTCGGCTTTACTGTTACCTATCGCCAAGTGAGCGACCAGATGAGTTAGTGAGCCTGGTTATTGATTTTTTGCATAACCACATTGAAAACCATGGTCATTATACCCATCACAGCGCGGCTTCATTTCCGTGTATTGATGATATGGACATGAGCACCGCAGTAGGTGGCGACCGCTATCAGAAACCTCATACTCTTCATAAACAGTCACGTGTTTGTGAATCTTGTGGCAATGATACAGTCGTGTAATTGTTTCAACCATATAATTCCCCTTTCGTTATACTCAGCATGTCGGTGCCTGTAAATGCATTATAGGTAGAGGGGAAAGGAAATACAATAGGTTGATGGGAAGACGAAAGATTTTTCTAAAAAAATAAGAAAGGAGTATGAAATGAGCGAGGTTGATACTTACATCAAAGAAAATGCAGAAGTCCATCAGTTCGCTGCAGAGGTTGCGAGAATCATATCAGGCATTCCACAGATGCCGGAATTCTCGTCAGAAATTCTGACCGTAGCCGACGCGAGCCAATTGATCGGACTTCCTGTAACAGCAATCCGGGCAGGGATTGTGTACGGATGGTTGCCAATTGGAGTGGCTGTGCAGAATAACAAGCCAGCAAAAAGCCTTTCCGGTGGACGAATTACATACATCATAAGCCCTAGGAAAGTTTATGAAGTAACTGGTCATGTCTGGAAAGGCAAAGCTGCTCTTAATAAGTAGGTGCTCCGGAGGGAGCTGGAACCTCCACCCCGGAGCTTGCATCTACTAAATCGCGCTTAGTAGATACAGGTTAATTATAAGCCTCTATCTGCTAATTGTAAAGACAAATAAGAAAAAATAAGGAGAAATTAGCACGATATGAGTGAAATTAAAAGCGAAAGCCAGCCAACATGGGCTGACATCGAAGTAGCACTTGCGACTGAAATTGTCGAAGAAAGTAAGAAAAAGTCAAGAAAGTGGTTTACCGCATGGATTGTAACAGCCGCCGCACTGGTAGCGAGCAACCTTGCGTGGATTGCAGGAGAAATGAAATAAAATGAAAGAGTATATGCTAATTGCTGTTTGTATGCTTGCCGGGAAATATGTAGATATACCTATTTGGCTGAACATCTTTTTCGGTATCTCGGCAGCATGGGCGGTGCGCCAGATGAAAACAGACTGGCAGTAGGAAATAAGGAGGATAAGAAGATGTTTGAGAAAGAGATTGATGAAATTTATGAACTTTGTAAAAGAGTTGTGAACGAAGTTCCGACAGCAAATATCACCTTTGATTTTTCGGGCTACGGTTTGGGAGTAAGAGGGGTTAAAAGGGAAGAAGATGTTCTCCTTCTCAAAGACAAATTTGAATGGGATTTGTACCAAAACGTATCTTTTAACCCATTTTATGAGAAGGAAAGTCGTGAAAGCCTCAGAATAATCAAAGCTTTCTTGTTAGAACTTCTGATAGATGGGAAGTGTCCAAATGAGTAAACAGATAGCAATTATGAAACTTCTTCCCAGTCTGGAGATAGCAGGATGTATTAATGAACTGCTCAGAGAGCTTCAATCCAGAGGTGATTACATTCTGGATTATGAAAACTGCGACATGTCTCTTGACCATGTGGAATACCACAAAGCCGAAGATATCGACGGAGAGAAGTTCGGGGATGCATCAGATAACCTTTATTGTTTCTTTAAGGCGGTGTAAGTATGGACGAACGCATTCAAGAAGTATTGAGATTAATCGACATACAGCTTGCTACAGTCCCGGACAATCCCATTGAAGAATCATATAAAGCAAGAACATTGGCAAGCTATGTACAGGCTCTAAATGGGATTTTAACGGCTCAGAAATCATATAAGGAGGAAAGTATCAGTGAGTGAATTTGAAATCCGTATTCCGGCGAGAAAGAAACAACCGGCAACTGATAAGGATAACCCTGTCGTGAAAGTTTCAACAGACGCTTACAATGCACTGGTTGAAATTTATAACGAATCAACCTTATCAATGAAAGATATTGCAAGTTTGCTGATTATCGAGGGCAGTAAACATGTAGTTTATGACAAGGAGGAATAGCAATGGCAACACCCGTATTAATTATTGGAAAATCT